TGAACATAACGGTGATTTTTACACATACCACGTTGACCAAAGAACGGTTCCTGAAGATCCAGACCACCGCTACATCTGTCTAATACCAGCAGCAAAAATTAGTTATCCTCACTCAATATTAATGACAGCAACTGGCAACTTAAAACGCTTCAGAAATAAAGGCTATTTATACGACCCGATAACAGATACAGTATCAATTGAGACGGCTTCACAATACCATTCTGTGGAATTGAAGGGATTAGTTTATAACGCAATAAAGGAACGTATGGCAAATAAGACCTCACCACCAATTATAGCAGATATTGAAAGAATATTACAAACCTCGAAAACACCAGAAGCAGGACTCATAGCGCCATTACTATTCAACGCTATGGGAATGAAGTTAGAAAGAAACGTCGTATACACGTCAAGCATGGTCAGCAATTTTCATCCAATAGTAGAAGGAGCAATGACAAACGAAGACGGCGCACCAATGGGCGAAAATGCAAGCAGTAACTTAGTATATCCAGGTGCAGCATATCCAACGAATAGCCAAGCGAGTGATATAGCAACAGTAAGGGGAAGAGTAGACAAACCTAGAAATAATAAAACACCACCCAGCTATTATAAGTCTCATGCAAATGACTTTCTAAGTCAACTAATTAGAAAAGATCGTGTGGGAACACCATGGCAAGTGCATCAAGTAGAAAAAGAACAAGACAAAGTTGCACAGAAAGCAAGAACAGAAGCCATAAAACACACAGTATGCATAGATTCAACCAACACCATAAAGTCATTTGTTAAATCAGAAGCATACAGCACAGCTAATGACCCGAGAAACATCTCAACGATGTCACACGAGACAACATTAATGATGTCATGTTTTACTTATCCGTTCAAAGAACAGATATTGAAGACCATGCCATTTTATAGTCCCGGAATGACACCAGACCAAATAACAGAACGATTAAAAGAATTAACAACAAAAGAAGGAGTGTTATTGACAGACTACTCACGTTTTGATGGATCAATATCAGAGTGGTTACAACAATACATAGTAAGAGCAGCCTACAATCGTTGGTTGACTTACGATCAGTCCGGAGAATTCGACAAGTGGTGGGCCAAAGTGTTCACCAAGAAGGGAGTCACGAAGAACGGTGTCCATTATGATGCGGGTTGGGGTACCAGAAGTGGTAGTCCGATCACAACAGATGGCAACACAATGATTAATGCATTTATAATGTACGTGGCACTCAGAAAATCAGGATTGAATATACGCCAAGCATTTAACTCACTTGGCTTGTATTGTGGAGATGACGGTTACACAATGAATAGAAATAATCTCAAGTATTGTTTAGAAGAAACAGTCAAGGAACTGGGATTAGGAGTAGAGGTTGAAGTGAGAAAGACAGGACCATATCCTTATTGTGGTCGTTTGTTCTTATCACCAGACATAACACCAGATAGTTTCCAAGATCTTAAGAGAACTCTACCAAAATTACATCTAGTTAGTAGAGGACCAGAAACAATTGAACAACGCTTAACTAACAAGGCTGCGGGCTATTTAGTCACAGATCCAAAAACACCATTGTTAAGCGATTGGGCAAAGAAAGTCATGGAGCTAACTAAACTCACACCAAAACATTTAACAGGTGAGGAGCAATATAAGATGAATCATCCATGGCCACAAACAGATTCAGAGCTTTTAACAGAAGGAGTTTGCAATCAATTAGATTTCACCAGTATAGAACTCAATCAGATGATAAATAGTATAAAATCAAC